GCTCGCTTTAGAAAAATATTTGACATGGACGAAGTACCGTGTAGTTCCTGTCAGAGAAGAGCATTAGGTGTCTACGGACTAGGTACAGAGAGGACCTTAGAGCAGTATGAAAAATACGCAGGTTTAAAATTTAAAACAAGACAAATACATCAAGAGACTATAGATTATATACTCCCTCCTGTAAAAGGCGATTATGAATCCGGACTAGCTACTAAACATAAGGTATGTATAGACGTTTATAAGGGATCTCTTCCAGAAAATGATTATGATAATTTTGCGGTAGCTTTGTTAAATGAAAAAAACGAAGATGTATATAGAAAAGATGCAGATGCAAACGAAATAAAAGCATTATTTAACTCCATACCGGATGATAAGTTTATTCATATATGGAGAGAGTATGAAAGTGCAACTAGACCTTTTAAATGGAGGGTTTGGCCACATAGTATATCAAAAGGATGGTGTGATAAAATAGAAAACAATATCGGTTATGAATAAAAAACCAACAATATTAATACATTTACCAGCTTATAGAGATCCAGAACTAGTACCCACAATTAAGGATGCTTTAGCTATGGCAAAATACCCAAAGAGAGTACATTTTGGTATTTGTAGACAGTACTGTGAAACAGATGGATTTGATAATCTAGATGAATTTAGAGAGGATAAGCGTTTTCACATTATGGATGTACCTTACCTAGAAGCTCAAGGACTCCCCTGGGCTAGAGCACAGATAAATGAAAATCTCTTAACCAATCAAGACTACATATTACAGCTTGATTCACATCATAGATTTGCTCAGGACTGGGATGAAACTTTACTTGAGATGCATAATGGATTAGAGCTAAAAGGGTATAAACCCATCCTAGCTGCTTACTTACCTTTATATGATCCGTTTAAAGAACCAGAAGGAAGAACACCTGAACCTTGGCAACAAACCTTTGCATCATTTTACCCTCACGGTACTATTTTTATACAGCCAAATTTATTACACGGCTGGAAAGATATGACCGAACCTCCTATGTCTAGATTTTTATCTGGTCATTTTTGCTTTGCTAGATCTGAATGGGCAAGAGAAATTAAACACGATCCAGATATCTATTTTAGTGGGGAGGAATTAAACTTAACTGTTAGATCTTATACTCACGGTTATGATATGTTTCACCCATATAAATTAGTCATATGGCATTCTACAATGAGAGAAGAAAGAGCGGGAATGTTAAAATGGGATGATGATTCTAGAAACGGTATAGACTTTAACAGAAAGCAAGACTATGCTAGAAAGAAAATTAGAGTATTACTTAGAACCGAAGAAGATCCTACTATTGATCTAACAGGATACGATTTAGGAACTGCTCGTACTTTAAGAGATTATGAAAAGTATGCAGGTATTCATTTTAAGAAAAAAGCAGTACAAAAATTTACCTTAGATCATAACTATCCTCCTAATCCTTATATAAACGATGATGAGTTATGGGAGAGAACGTTTATGGAATCTTTTTATTACTTGGTTACAATCTTTAAACAAGATTTTCCTGGTAATGATTATAGAAGTATACTAGTAGCTTTCGATGATGAACAAGGCTTATCTATAAATTCTAGATCTATAGAAGGATTTCAGTTAGAGAATTTTATAGAAAAAGGAGAAAACATACACTACGAAGCAATGTTTTTAGTAGATAGAAAACCAGCTCGTGTTGTATACTGGGGTTATAGTGAAGAAAGAGGTTGGTGTGAACGAGTAGAACATAAAATAAATTAAGAATGGAAGTAAATTCTAGTATATCAGTTTTTGGAGGAACAGGGTTTATCGGTAGTAGATTCTGCGAAATGTATCCAAATGAAACTACCATAGTAGAAAAGGAAGATTATATTTCAAAATCAAATAACATTCTATACTTTATCAGTACAGTTGATAATTACAATATACATAAAGATCTTCATGTAGATATTGATACTAATTTAACAGTTTTAATGAACATGTTAGAAAATATAGATAAAGATAATAAAGAGATCGTAATAAACTTTGTAAGTTCTTGGTTTGTTTACGGAAAAAACAAAGTACTTCCTTTTAACGAAGATTTATCTGATTGTAATCCTACTGGATTTTATTCTATAACTAAACGATCTGCCGAACAAATGTTAATTAGTTTCTGTAAAACATTTGGTATGAAGTATAGAATATTTAGACTCGCTAATGTACTAGGTGAAGGAGATAATAAGATATCTCGAAAAAAGAATGCACTTCAGTACATGATTAAATGTATAGCGCAAAACGAAGAAATATTTCTTTATGATGGCGGGAATATAGTTAGAGATTACATTTACGTAGACGATGTTTGTGAAGCAATTTATACTTTAGTAAGAAACGCAGAATACGATCAAATTATTAATATAGGAAATGGTATACCTTATGTACTAAAAGATATAATTACACAAGCAATAGAAGTAGCACAATCCAGTAGTAAGGTTAATATTATAAAACCTTCTTATTTTCACGAAATAGTTCAAGTTAAAGATTCATACCTAGACATTACTAAATTAAAAAACTATAAATTCGAAAGTAGGTACAGTATGGAAGAGGTAATAAAAAGATTAATATTACATTATAAATAAAATATATGCAAACAAAAGGAAAATTCTTAATGCAAACAATAGGTATTAATATAAAATACCGATTAGATTTAATAAGACATTCTTATCCGAAAGCTAAAGATTATATTATATGCTTAACAACAAGGGAGAGTTATGAAATGTATAAAGATCACCATGATTTTTTTACTTTTTTAATAATAGATGATTATAGAAAAGACTACCCTATAAGCTTAGAGCATGAAACTTTTCCGTCCTATAAAACAGAAACTGAATTTTTTAAAGAAATAAAATCGTTTTATGGACATTCTACAGGAAAATTTTTTAGCTACGATATTCACAGGTTTACGTTCCCTTACTTAATAGAAAATGGTATATTAAATTTCGCTTTTATAGATACAGATTTTGTTTTAAACGAAGATCCTAAGTTAATAGAAGAATTTTTTGAAAGAGTACCAGAAAAGACTTGTTATGCGCCATGGTTCGGGGAAGACTTACAAAGTAAAGAGTTAAAGTCTAAGTTTTGGTTAGAGGAGGTACAGCCTGATTTTCCGCAAATAAAATTAGAGTCTCCTTTTATAAGAAATACAGACGGATTTGTAAGAGGTTTCAATTTTGATACTTTAGAAAACATGAAACTTGTTTACGATTTATGGAATATTGCATTAGATAAAATATACACCGTTCCTTTATACCAACACCACTTATGTGGAAATAACGGGGCTATACTCCATACAGAGTGGGTTATAGCTCACATTATGCAATTTTTAGAATACCAATTAGGTTACTCGTTTTTAGATTGTCATGGTTTATTTATGATAAACGGTAAAAGAGTAGGTAAACATATTACTAGAGTAGAAGATACTATTTACTTAGGGCCTAGACCGCAATGGAGTCATTTTAATTTTGATTACTCTGATATTTCTACTATATCTAATTTTATAAAAAACAATAAAGAACAGCTACACCAGTATTATTTAGATAAATTTCCTGAATTTGAGATAACTGACACTCACGTGTATACAAAAATAGAATCTTATGAATAACGAGTTTTTTAAGTTAGTAAAACCTCAAAATATTTTTCAAAAGAAAGTAAGATTAGGACCTAACGAAGATGGCGGGTATGTGATGACAGAAGATATTTTAAAAAACTGTAGCGCTTTAATGACTTATGGAGTGGGCAACGAAATAAGATATGAAGAGCAATTTGCAAAAGAATATCAAAAACCAGTTTATATGTTCGATTATACAATCGGACATCAAGCATGGAAAAGAGATAACATAGAATTTATACCGCAAAATTTAGGAACTTCTGAAAATTCTAAAGAGTGGTACCGACACTACGAAGAACTAGGAATTTCAGGAGACATATTCTTGAAGATAGACGTAGAGGGGTATGAATTTGAGTACTTTACAACTACAGACATATCTAAACTCGCCGATAAAGTTATGGCTCTTAGTCTAGAAGTTCATTACATAGACAACGTATATAATAGAGGAAAGTTTATAGAGATACTTAATTTATTAGATCCTCATTTTATTTTATTTCACGTACATGGAAACAGTTGGGGAGATTTATGGGAGCTTGAAGGATACAGCATACCTAAAGTACTTGAACTTTCGTTTATAAACAGGAAGTATGTAGATCAGTCTGAACCAGACACTCAAGATTACCCTATTGAAGGTTTGGATATATCTAACTGTCCTCACAGAGAAGATTATAAATTAAATTTTTTAAAACACCAATAAATGAAAGTAGTAGTAACCCTAACAACTATACCATCTAGATTAATTAGCAAATACCCAGAAAATATTCAGACATGTTTAAATTCTTTATTGGATCAGACATTTGAAGATTACGAACTACATTTTAATATTCCCTATAAATTAAATGCTACAGGAGAAGAATATGTAATTCCTGAATGGTTAAACACTTTAGTAGAAAATAATTATAAACTAAAGGTATTTAGAGGCGAAGATTATGGGTCTATAACTAAAATAGTAGATACCGTAAGAAGGATAGTCGACCCTAACTGCATTATTATTACTGCTGATGATGATTTAGTGTATCACCCAGAAATGATAGAAGAACAGTATAAAAATCAAACAGAGAGATTTACTAATTGCGCTATAGGATACGACGGTATGGGATCTTTAGACAATGTCTTTACCGATGTCAGAAATCACTACGTTGTTAGTGTGCCCTTTAATGTAAAAGTAAACGTATTACAGCATTATAAAACTGTATCCTATAAGAGAAGTTATTTTGAAGATGATTTTTTTACCGATTTTATCGATAAGTCTTGGGCAGATGATATTGCAGTTTCTGCCTACATGGGGAAACAGAAGATTGACAAGTACGTTACATACTATGAGAAAGAAGAAATTCCACAAACCATAGAAGAGTGGAACGATAGAGGAGGTGTAACTACCTTTCCAGTAATAAAACATACTCAACACGATTCTCAAGAAGGCTGTAATATTAGAAGAGCAAATCAAGAGAATGATAATTTTATGTACTTTGTTTCAAAAGGCTATTTAAGATAATATGAATAATTTAACAGTTGTTACTGGTTTATGGGATATAGGGAGGAATGGCCGTCCATTTGAACACTATATTGAACATTTTAGAAACTTCTTAGACATTCCTCAAAATCTATTCATCTTCATTGAACAGAAATACGAGTATTTAGTTTGGGAGAAAAGAAGCCGTGAAAATACTTGCGTAAAAGTTTTCGAATTAGAAGACGTAAAGAACTTCTACGGTCCACACTGGAACCCCACACAGCGTATACGTACAAATCCAGAATGGTATAATCAAACAGGGGAAGAGGGTTGGCTAAAAAGCAGTCCTCAAGCATCTCTAGAATGGTACAATCCTATTGTGATGTCTAAACTTCCAATGCTACATGATGTAAGTATTTGGAATCCGTTTAATACTGAGAATTTTATTTGGTTAGATGCTGGAATTACAAATACAGTATACGAAAAATACTTTACTGAGAACGACTGCTTAAATAAAATTAATGACTTTATAGACCCTTTCTTATTCCTTTCATATCCTTATGACACTAACGACGAAGTACATGGCTTCAAACATGATGCTATGAAAGAGCTTTGCGGCGAACCGGTTAAATATGTCTGTAGAGGGGGATTATTTGGAGGAACAAAAGCAGCAATTAGAGAAGCAAATGGCGAGTATTATGCTCTAGTTCAATCCACTCTAGGTAAAGGGCTAATGGGAACTGAGGAAAGTATTTTCACTATAATGGCTTACTTATTTCCTTATAAGTATAAAAGATATTCTTTAGATTATAACGGTCTTGTGGTGAAATTTGTTCAAGATTTATTAGAGGATAAAGTTGTACTTGAAGTAGTTCCAGAACAGAAAGTTAATATAGTTAACAGACATGTTGACCCTACTAGACTTAAAATGTCTGTTTATATGCTAACCTTTAACTTTCCTCACCAAGTTGAGCACACTATTCAGACTTGGTTAAAACACGAGAAGTGGATTACTAATACTAGAAATATTTTAATAGATAATTCTACAAACGAAGAAGCAAGAATAGCAAACAGAGAAATATGTGAAAAATATAATTTCGAGCATATTATCACAAATGAAAATACCGGAATAAACGGAGGTAGATTTAGAGCAGCTCAACACTTTCAAGAATCAGACAGTGATTATTATCTATTCTTAGAAGACGACATGGGAATATATTCCTCAGAAGAGAAAGGTTTCTGTAGAAATGGATTTAGAAAATACGTACCGGATCTATACAGTAAAGCTCTTAAAATCATACACGGATCACATATAGACTTTTTAAAACTATCATATACGGAAGTTTATATGGATAATAATATTCAAGTTTCTTGGTATAATGTGCCGCAAGAAATTAGAAGTAGAGATTGGCCTGACTATGATAAACTTCCTGAAATAGGATTAGATCCGAATGCTCCGCGAACTGAGCTTAAAAATATTGAAGTTGTAGATGAACTAAGTTACTTGACTGGAGATATCTACTACTGTAATTGGCCTATGATTGTAGGTAAAGAAGGTAATAAAAAGATGTTTTTGGATACTACCTGGGCTCGTCCTTATGAACAAACTTGGATGAGCTATATGTTTCAAGAGACCAGAAAAGGTAACTTAAAACCAGCTGTATTGCTTGCCTCTCCAATTCATCATAATAGAATAGCACATTATAAGCCAGAAGAAAGGCGTGAGAACTAATATTTATTAACATGCCAATACTACCAGCAACCGCTTCCGTACCTTATACGCTGAATCTCACTGCAGAAACTACAATTTATGTAAATGAGGTAAAGTGTAGAGTTTCTGAGAATGACTTCAATTACTCGCAAAATCCAAGTGTTTTCAAGTACGGAACCTCTATAACCGGTTCAGGATCAGTTCCCTTCTATACACCAAAAGGCGGTATATCACAGTGGGGAGAGCTCGTAGATGGTACTTTAGCAGATAATGTAACCGGATCTTCATTCCATCCTTATGCAACTACTATCGGCTTATTCAATGACGCAGGTCAATTACTTGTGGTTGGCAAGCTAGGTACTCCTTATCCTATTCCTTCTAATACAGATATGACGTTTATTGTAAGGTGGGATAGTTAAAAACATTAAAGTTTATGGAAAATAATTGGTTTATGCACAAAGACGGATCGGTAAAAAAGTACGATTCCGTAGATAAATTCCCTGAAAAGTGTGTAGGATTTGTGTATAGAATCACAAATATTAAGACTGGAAAGTTCTATATCGGTAAAAAATCTTTGTTTTCTAACACTAAAAAGAAGCTTACCAAGAAAGAATTATCAGAATTAAGCGGTCCAGGTAGGAAACCTACGTCAAAACGTGTCATAAAAGAGTCTAATTGGCTGGACTACTGGGGGTCTAACAAGGGAATCTTACAGGAAATCAAAGAAGAAGGTACTTCTATATTTAATAAAGAAATACTTAGATTCTGCTATAATAAAAAGCAATTAACATACTGGGAAGTTCACTATCAATGTGTAAATAACGTGCTTCTTACTGATAAATCCTACAACGATAACGTCCTTGCTAAATTCTTTAGGAAAGATTTGGTAGAATCAGAATAATTTCTTATATTATCCATTAAAGAGTGTTTATTAATGGAGCAATCACGCCTAGTCTTAGGACTTTTACATAGTGTTTTAGGTAAATCTAAGCCTTCCACCAAAGGAAATCATGCATTTCATTGTCCTTTCTGTAAGCATCATAAGCCTAAGCTTGAGATAGACCCTAAGACGGGGTTTTATCACTGTTGGACCTGCGAACCTGCTACTAAAGGTAGAAATTTGACATCCTTATTAAAGAAAGTGCAAGCTACATCGGCACAAATTGCTGAAATGCGAGGTTACTTCCCAAACGGTAGGGGGGAAGTGGATGATAAGCAGTACGAAGTAGTAGAGTTACCGAAAGAGTTCAAGACTCTTAATAAAGGGATGTTAGGGCTCGGGTTTAGACAAGCTTTTGCTTACTTAAAGAGTAGAGGTATAACTGCAAATGATATTATAAAGTACAATATTGGTTATTGCGAGACAGGAAAGTATAAAAACTCAATTATAATTCCATCTTACGATGCAAGAGGTAGGTTAAACTACTTTATTTCTCGTTCTTTCGAAAGAGATCCAGGTAGAAAGTATAATGCACCGAGTTGTAATAAGAATCAATTAATAGGTCTTGAGTATTTTATTAATTGGAAAGTGCCTGTAGTACTTTGTGAGGGTATATTTGATGCAATTGCCTTAAGACGAAATGCAATACCGCTATTCGGTAAGACTATTCCTGAGGCTCTAATGATGAAGCTTGTACATAGTGAAGTTAAAACTGTTTACCTAGCTTTAGATAACGATGCTTTTAAGTCTTCTATCAAATATGCACAGCAATTGATTAATCTCGGTAAGGATGTTTACTTAATTGAACTAAACGGGAAGGATCCCTCCGAAATAGGTTTTGAAAACATGACAAAATATTTGCATACAGCAAAGCAACTTACATTCAGTGAGTTGTTATTAAAAAAAATGAATTTATGATCATAGAACAACGTTCGGAAGAATGGTTTGAGATGAGAAAAGGTAGAATTACAAGTTCAGAAATCTATAAAATAATGGGAAAGGATAATTTTAGCGAAACTGCTAAGACTTATCTACTTGAAAAGGTTTGTGAGTTATATGGAGGAGTTACAGAGCCGGCCATGGGAGCTGCTTTAAACTGGGGAACTGATTTAGAGCCTGTAGCTATTGAACATTACGAAAAATTAACAAAATCAAAGGTAGAGAAAGCTTCTTTTATTCCGGTAGGAAATTATTACGGAGGATCTCCTGATGGACTTTTACTGCCTGAAGGTATTATTGAAGTTAAATGCCCTTTTAAATCTGCTAATCACTTTAAACATGGAATGATTAACTCTCCAGAGAAGTTTAAAAAAGTAGCACCGGCTTATTATTATCAATGTATCTCTAATATGATTTGCGCTGAAGTAGAATGGTGTGATTTCATTAGTTACGACCCTAGAGTTCAAGAAGACTATAGAATGTTTATCTATAGACTACATTTAACAAAAGAAGAATCCGTAGCAGTCACAGAGAGAGTAGAAGAGGCTTTAAAGTATATGAAAGAACTTGTAAAAGAAGTTGAAGCTGCAAAGCCTAAGTTACTTCTCGGGTAGATATTTATAACTGTATGATCAACCCTATATTAATCGGTCAGAGAATTGCCGAAGCCATTATAAATGAACCAGGTCCCTGCTTTTATCCAGGTAAATTCAAACCACCGCACAAAGGACATTACCAAGCCGCTACAGAATTGGCTAGTAGAGACTATGTAAAAATGGTATATATTATTATAAGTAAGAAAACAATCGACGGTATTACACCTGAAGATTCTCTTATAATTTGGAATACTTATTTACAAGCCGAGCCTAATCCTAAACTATCAGTTAGAATATCTACTGCTGAATCTCCAATAATAACTATTATAGATTACTTAAAGAAAAATCCAACCGTGGATCCTGTTTATGTAGCAGTAGGAGATGACGAAATAGACGACCTAGCATATGGTAAATCTCTACAAGAACAGTTTGGTGATAGAGTTAAAACAATACCAGTACATGAAAAAGCAGGTATAATTACCGCTCCTCATGTTAGAAATATTTTAGCAGATGGAGACTACGAAGCTTTTGTAGAGGCTATACCCGAAGCTGCTTTCAATAAGGGAGCCGCACCAAAAATATTTAAAATGTTAGCTACTAAAGTAAAAGGAAATGCCCCAAAACAAGCCTAGTATATTAAAAGATTTTCTTACTTTTTGTAAAAAGGAGTTGAACATTCAAACTCTTCCTAAAATTTCTTTGATTAAAGATAAAGCTTTTGTTGAACAGAATAGATCTTATGGCGAATATAATCCTCAGACTAATGCTGTAAAAGTATTTGTAACCGGTAGAAATTTAGCAGATATTTGCCGCAGTCTTGCTCATGAATTATGTCATCACAGACAAAATGAATTAGATATGATCTATGATGAAGCAGGTAATACTGGTACAGAGATAGAGAATGATGCTAATGCAATGGCGGGTATTATTATGAGAGAGTACGGTAAAAAGAATGTAGCTATTTACGATTTAGATAATCAACTAAACGAATTAAAAATTACAGTCTACCCTAAACAGCAAGGAGTAGATATCGACGATCCGGAAGGAGAATTAGAAACAGCGCCTACTACTATCTTACCCTTAGACAGTTTGATTTTAAATGAACCAGCTGCTAAAATGAAAAGCCCTGAATCTAGAAAGACTTTAAAAAGTCTTATGAAAGCTTTGAAGGACGGTGAAACGCTGTCTCCTATAGTAGTTCGAAAGCTAGGAGATAGGTACCAAATACTAGATGGTCATCATAGGTACTTTGCTATGAAAGCTTTAGACATTAAAAATACTAAAGCAATTATAGTTGCTCCTGAAGATATTAAAGTAACAGATCAAGATTATACTTTGACTGAAATTGGAGAAGGAACAAAACCTTTTGATTGGCGTTTCGATGAAGAAGACGCAGACGGTAATTACTTCTATCTTTTTAATACTGACAAACACAAGTACGCTGTAGGTATAGCTAACCTAGAAGACGGTATGTATGAGCTATCTTTTAATACCGTTGAGCATTCTAGTTTAGATACTAACGAAGGAGTAATGTTAAGAGTATTATCTACCGTTGTAGAAATTACAAAAGATTTCATTCAAAGAGTGCATCCAGAAGGAATGTATTTTAGACCAATAAAGACTGGAGGAGATGATGATAGTAGAAGAGGTAGAATATATGCAGCTTACTTAAAGAAAAATTTACCGTCAGATTATAGTTTAATGACTACTGGCGATACATTTAGAGTGATAAAGAAATAAACAATTGTTATGCAAGAAAACACCCTCAAAAAGGAGTTTGTACCTCGTGATGTACAACGGATGAGAAATATACTCACCGGCCAGACTGGCGATAGAACCCAAATTCAAGCAGGTTGGGATAAAAATACACAAACACATACAGAAGGAGATGTTTGGGAGGAAAACGGTAAGAAATGGACCATTCTAAAAGGTATCAAACAAACCGTAACCAAACTCGACGAAATTAAAAAACTAGTAGTTTTACCTTTATCTTGTCCAAAATGCGGTAATTTAATGAAAGTAAACGAGTATAATAAGAAGATGTGGGCTATTCATCAAATGTGTTTTGACTGCGTTATTAAAATGGAATCTGAAATTAAACGTCAAGGCAAGTGGGGAGAGTATTCTGCAAATATTATGAATCGCAATAAAAATGCAGAACTCGATGATTTAGAACAAGCTCTAGAGCAATGGGTTACCGAAAAAGATAGCTTTGTCTCGGAGTCTGGCGAGGTGGAAAAGTGGGCAGGCGGCAGTAAAGGAAGTATATACAAACAGGTAAAAGAGGAGATCGCTGAACTAAAGAAACGAGATATTTATAAAGGAGAAAATACAGAAAAAGATGTCACAAATTCAGAAGAAGGTTAAAACCAAAAAAAGCATCAAGGAAAACATGATGCCTCAACAAGATTCTATGATGCAACAAAGTCCTAATATGGAAATGCCGATTATGGATCAAGAGCCATCTTGGGATCATCCAGGATGCGACGATAAAGTCGGTAAGATTTTCGTAGTATTAAAGCCATCTCCTAATCATTCTACAGAAGATTTAGTCCATGATACGCACGCTTTCGGTATTGGTCAATTTGAACCAAACAGCGTTCATGGTGTTTACCACGATAAAGAAGAAGCAAATTTAGTAGCTGAAGCAGCTATTAACGAGCTTCATAAGCAATTGCACAAAATAGAAAAGAAGAAAGACCATGTTTTAGGTGAAATCGATAAGCATATCGCTAGATTGCAGAAAGAAATTAATTCTCACATGAAAGAAGCTACTAACAATCCGGAATTATCTGAAGGTCATCACGAATTAGCTGAAAGAAAGATGGGAGTAATAAAAGGTTTACGTGACAAACATAAGACTGTTAAAGTAACTAAGAAAGAACTACCTCAAAATCCGATGAAATAATGAACGAATTTGCACAATTAATATCAACTCTATTAGCTTCTAGAACTCAAGCTCATATCTTTCATTGGCAAGTCCAAGGAATAGGTTCAGATGCCGCCCATAGAGCATTAGGAACTTACTACGATGAAATCGTTGATTTAGTCGACGGTATAGTAGAAAGTTTTCAAGGTAAATACGGTATACAAAGAGGCTATACTTCACCTGCTACCTTTAAAGAAGACGGGCAATTTGTAAATTACTTTGAAGCTTTAGCAATGTATGTAGAAACTATTAGAACTAAGATTCCACAAGACTCTTACATTCAGAACGAAGTAGATACTGTTGTTAAATTGATTCAAACTACTAAGTATAAACTTATAAACTTAAAGTAATGGTAGAGGCAAAAGGTACATGCTGCGGTAAATGTGGACATGTTCACGTTAAAGGAACATCGTGCCCTAAACCTTTTTTAACAGGGAAAAGTCACTGCAGTAGAAGAACTAACGAAATGCATACTATAGATGATGACGGACCTATAGAGTTTCATCAAGTGAGAGCAGATCACGAAGAAACTACCCTAGAAGGTCTTTGGGCAAACATTAATGCTAAAAGAGCTCGCGGTGAAAAAGGAGCACGTAAAGGGTCAGAAGCTTACAAAAAAGCAGTTGCTGCAGGAAATAAACTAGACGAAGTAGATGAAATAAATGAATACTGTCCAATGTGTTTGGCAGAGTATATCATGGAAAATTATAATAAGTTAGAAGAAGCTGAATACCAAGGCCGTAAAGTTAGCTTAGGTAAACCTTTTTTAACACCAGGTGGACCAAAGAAGAGATCGGTATATGTTAAAAATGCTAAAGGAAATGTCGTTAAGGTAAACTTCGGTGATCCTAACATGAGAATAAAAAAATCAATTCCTGCCCGTAGGAAGAGTTTTAGAGCTAGACATAACTGTAGTAATCCTGGTCCAAGAGATAAAGCAAGATATTGGAGTTGTAGAGCATGGTAAAGTTAATTGACATATTACTTGAAATAATAGAAGGAAAAGACGATCGTTGTCTTAGAATTGCACGTCGTAAGTACGACAAACCTTCTGCATACCGCTCTGGTGCAATTGTAAGATGTAGGAGAGGGGAGATTTGGAAAGGATTAAAAGAAGAGGATTTAGTAGAAGAGAAAGAATCATTACATAAATGGTTTTCTAGAAAAGGAGGCACAGGAAGCGCAAAGGGATGGGTGGATTGTAATACGTGTCGTGAAGTTGACGGTAAAAAGAAATGTAAGTCTTGTGGTAGACAAAAAGGTGAAACGAGAGCAAAGTATCCTTCTTGCCGTCCAACACCTTCTCAATGCAGTAGATCAGGTAAAGGTAAAACTTGGGGGAAGACAAAATGATAAAGTTAGCTAACATAGTAACTGAATTAAAAGAAGGAATTGATGATCCAGTTAAACCTGGTATCTTAAAGAATAGATTAGGTAAACTTTCTTGCAGTCGAGTAAAATCTGCAAAAGGAAAACTAAAAAATAAAGGTACACATTACGCAAAAGCATTACAAAGATATCTAAACTACCATTGTTAAAATGATAAAATTAAAAAACTTACTACCAGAATGTGAAGATTGTGGACGTGATTGGAATCACGGACAAGATCATGAAGGTTCAATGGCTCAAAGTGAACTTAAAGATGCTATTTCAAACGCATCTAAAATTCAAAATATGATGGGTCAAAACGATAATCTACCTGGATGGGTTTCTTCTTATATTACACTTGCTTCTGATTATTTACATTCAATAGCAGAATATATGGCAGGAAAGTCTACAGAGATGCAACAGCCAGGACCAGGCTTCAGTACTATGAATGAAAGTATTGATATGAAGAAAATTCAAAGAGCCGATAATGCAGTAGATAATTTAATGAATAATATCTC